AGCATATCCTTGGTTAGAAGTCCCAGCACCGCCCGGTTGGGTTCCAGCAGCACCACCAGCACCGCCCCCTGAGCCGCCAGCAACGCCTGCCACTGGGTATCCACTACCCGCACCACCACCAACAGAAGTAATTGTTGCAAATACAGAATTAGCGCCGTTTGTCCCGCTATCAACACCGGGAGCGCCGCCAGCGCCGCCAGCGCCAACGGTAACTGTGTACATAGTTGCTTGTGTTGCCAGAAATTGCGATTCAGCACTGCCACCGCCGCCAGAAGACTGCCCAGCAACAGACGAACGATACCCGCCTGCGCCACCGCCGCCGCCAGAAGCGTAACTTACAGAAGACCTTGCCGCGCCGCCTCCGCCGCCACCAGCAATAACAAGATACTCTACAAAGTATGTTGAAGGTCTAATATCTTGCCAATTTGTACCGTCGTACCACTCAGGGTATCCAGTAGTACTATTGTGCCGTATCATTCCTGTCCCGGGGGAACCCGGACGTTCGGCAGTTGTACCACTTGGTAAATCAAAATACCCGGTCGAACTATTAAGTTCATCAGATACCTGAGTAGGGCCAATCTCGTTTACTGCGTCAATAAAGGTCTGAGCAGTCAAGCGAATCTCAATACGGTCACCAGTAACATATGCACGAGCCGTTGTAGATTCTTGTCCACGTACAACTGTCAGTACGTCAGTACTACGAGCCGTACACTTGACAATCTCCAAGTTGTTGGAGGTGTCAACCAGTGTGGCGTAAAAGTAGTCCCCGCCCGCTAAAGTTGGGAAGCGAGCACCCTGCCCCGTTGTCAACGTAATGCTTGTTGCAGCCGAGTTGATACCCGCCGCAAGCGTAGCAAAAGCATTGTTTGTGAGTTTGATACCCATTCCCAGACTCCTTAGTTAACAGTCACAGTCCAAGTAATGCCGAGCGTATCTGCTGCGCCCTTGTTGATGACTGAGAACACTGTACGGCAAAGCAACGTACCAGCAGAAGAAGCATTAAACAAACCTGCTTCGGTTACTGCACCAGTACCAGTACCGGCTGGGAACGTAGCAACATATGCCACGTTGTTGGTAGTAACAGTAGTTGAAGTCAATGCAACACGACCAAGTTCCGTACCAAGCGTAGTGTCGCCTGCGGCAGCAGCCGTAGTACCAGAACCAATAGCCATGTGGGTCATAGCTGTTGCTGTAGCATCCTTCATGCGGGATGCAATGAAGTTTTTACCAGTCGTGACGACTAGGTTTTTAATTTCTTGCTCATGTTTAATTTGACCGTTTTCGTCTGTTAGAACAATCTTCAGGTCGCCAGTCATTTTAATGGTATCGTGAAGCATGATTACTCCTTAGTTAAGTTGGTTTTCGTTCAAGCCGTAACCAGCAAACATGTAACTGTACGACTCCGTGCGGATGGTATATACGATACCAGCATTGGGGTCAGTTGTCAGTACAAATTCACCGTTAACGACAGGTTGGTGGATTAGATGACTGTTAATCGTACCCGGCACTGCGAAGTACGTAAACTTGTCATCCGACATAAATGCGAAGTCATAGAGCGGTGTAGACTGCCCAAGTATAAGGGTAGTAATTAGACTATCAGTAACAGATGCTGTATCCGCCAAAACTTGACTGACAGAGAAAGTATTGATTGCATCTGTACCAGTAACAGCATCAGCCAAAACACTACCTACTTCAACCACCAGTGCGTCTGTAGCCCCGGTAGTAGCGTCAGTCAGAACCTTTGTTGTGCTAATAGCAGCCTCATCTGTTGCGGATACAGACTCAGTACGTGCGGTGTCAAAGGACTTCGCATCAGAATCCGTAGCCGTAACAGTATCGGTTTTTGATAAATCGGGGTTATTAGCAATAGCATCCGTAGCCGATGCACTATCTGTAATGTCAGGGCGGGTAAAGTCTTTCGCCATGACTTCGGTCATGGTTACTGGGTCAGCATCAGCGTCAGCATCAGTTACGTCAAAGTCAAACTCATACCCCGGGGTCTTAGCAATAAAGTCCGTTATCTCAACGGAATCAGCCAAGACAGTCGTGACAGCAAAAGAATCTACTGCATCAGATGCAGTTACGGCATCACTAGGGTTTACCCCTATATCAAATGGGCCAAATGCATCAGAAGCAGTTACTGTTTCAGTTTTGCCCAACTCCGGCTGACGTGAAGAATCATCTGCTGTAGTTACCGAATCAACAACGTCTGGGCGTGTGAAGTCTTTAGCCGCTGCGTCTGTAGCCGTCGCACTATCAGCAACAACTTTGTCTGTGTTAAATGTGTTGATGTTGTCTGCTGCTGTAGCAGCATCAGCCAATGACTTGCCAATATCTTTAGTATTGATTACGTCATCCACACTAGATGTGGAGTCCGACAACACTTTATCAGTAGTTTTAACGTCAGCATCAGTAGCTTCGGCAGTATCAGTTAGGGTTTTCCCTACTTCTTTTTCATCTGCGTCTGCAACATTAATTGGGTCTGGGTCAGCGTCTGGGTCGGTGGGGTCAAAGTCTATGTTGCCATAGAACATACGATTGACTGCATCCGTCATCGTCACAGAGTCTGTGAACGAGGTATCGAATGAGATAGCTACGTCATCCGTAGCCGTGGCTACGTCAATAGATATTTGCCCAATATTAAGCGCACGGAAGTCCGACATCTGGACAATTTCATTCTCCAGTGCAGTGGTAGGTACAACAAACGCTGACGCTTTAATTACGGGTGTTGCATGTGCTGTAGCCGTGGCTCCGCCAATCGCAGCAATATTGATAACCACTGAGGTAGTGGTCGCCAACAGTACTTGCGAAACAACATAGGAGGCACGGATATTAGCCATTAGAAGTTCTCTCTAACCGTAAAGCGTAAGGTGTCATACACAGTCTGGACTTGCCCGTTAAAGTTAATGACAATCTCACCTTCGTACATGCCGGGGTCTACATTAAGCACACCGCCTGTAAAGTCAAACTGTACCTGCCCTGTTGTACCACCACTTAATTTTGAAGTGCTAATCGTTGACAACAGCGTAGTTGTACCAGCCTCACGAAACTTAATAGTTACCACCGTGGTGGACAAAGATAAGTCAATTGGCGACCCTGTATTATCGTCGGTCAACGTGAGAACAATGACTGGTCTCTCATCACCTTCTACTAAACGAATGACATCGACAGCCATAGTAACCTCACGCAAAAGGGCGCATTTGGACACTCATCGAGGCACGTGCTGCACCTAGATTAGCCCTTGCTCTGCGCTCGGTTATTTTAGAAATATATTGCTTAGCATGATACGTTGCCAATTCACGGTCGCTCCAATTTTTGTTCGGCATAACCAATAAATGCTGCAACGCACCATGCATAATCGTATTCTCTAGGTCATCCATAATTGACTTGTCCATGCCGGTAGCTGTGCGTAGCGGCTTTAAGACAGCAATCATCTTAAGGTCATAGGCTACAGAAGCATCAGGTAATGGAGCAAGTACAAAATTATCAGGGTCTAGTTGACAAATATACCTAGGGTCAGCCCTCTGGTCTGGGTCTAAATCAGGCCAGTTGGGGTAGTGCATATACAGTTTCTCAAGCGTTAAAGGCGTAAGAGGTGCGCCATTAACAGCGGCAGTCAGAAAAGCATGGACTTCTGTCTGCAATGGGTTGTTATAGGGGTACTCATACACCCCCGGTGTTAGACGGATTGAAGGCTGCTCATAGCGCCATGCAAGCGTCTTTTCGCAACACTCGATTGCTGCATCACGAATATATTGCTCTAAGATTGGCTGAGGACAGCCCGGCACGCTAGGTGCAAGGCGGTTAGCCAAAGAAAGAAATGTGCGAGTACTCATGATGCGACCACCGCTTCGTTAGGTAAACCCGCTTCTTCTGTATCAGTCAAGGTTCTTGCCTGTGCGCTTACGCCCAATGCTTGGGTAAACGCCTGCTGGAACAACTGTGCACGGTTAGAGTTTACATGCTCATTGTCAACCGACTCAGCTAGGAACACAGTCCCGTCAACTACGACAGGGAAGAAAGCATCGGGTAGCAAAGCTACAGTTTGCGACCCTGTGTAATTAGGAGGAGTCTGCGCATATTCCCCAATAAGAATCAACGACGCAGGAGCTTTAGGGTATATAAAAAACTTGTTTGGGTTACGTACGTGCCGCATCCAGTTAACAGTGGTTGCAGCCGTGTCGTTCATCCAGTTAGGGAGGGTCTGGTCAAGAACAGTGCGGTCAACTTCAGTGACACCTGCGCCGTCTTTAACTTGGAAAATCTCAATAACACGAATAGAGTCAGACGGCGGCGACTGAATAACAGTCCCAGCCGTACAAGGAATCTCTCCGATGTAGGCAAAGAGGTCGGGGCGAAGCACTGCCATGCGCTTGAGCGCCTGATTGGCAAAGCCTAGTAGCACCGCATCACTATATCGCTGTGGTGTACTAATGTCTTGTATAAGACGGCGGGCCTCTGTAACTACATCATTGAGTATCATTCGGGTAATCCCTTAGATGCATCTGCGTTAAGTTCGGCGTTCTCAACAGGAGGTTCAACTGGAATTTCTTCTGCTGGAGTCTCTAACTTTAAACCAGTTTTACGACCAGTTTGTTTCTTTGGAATAAATTTTTCAGGAAATGCTTCTTCCTCAGTTACTTCCTCAACCAGTGGGTTTTCAGCTAGTAGTTCAGTATAGTCGTAAATAAAACCATCTTGTTTATTTCGTAGGTATCGCGCCATTTAAAACTCCTATCTGTACTTAGATGTCTTGCTCGCTATTTTAGCGGGTTGTTTTACAAACTGTTGACCTTTTGCCTTACCTTCACGCTTTGCTTTAGTAGTCGCCGCATACTCTGCGGGGGTCAACGCTTTAATTGCCGCCTCTGGTAGATACCGCTCACCAGTCTTACTTGACGGTTTACCACTCTTTGTACGCCACTTTTGCGCCGTCCAATCTTTTAGAGACTTTTGCGAGGCTTTCAATCTTTGTACCCCCCACCAGCCGCTTTGTATTTCTTAGCCACCAACTGCGCTTTACGGGCTGACCACTGCCCAGCAGCCGTACCTTGAACCGCCGCAGCTTTAACCTGCGACACAATCCGCTTACGCAACTCAGGCTTAGTGTAGTTGCCTGCTGCGTTTACTTTGGATTTAGTCTTGGCTACCATTTCACTTTATCCGCCCAGTATGCCGCAGACATATTGCCTTTGGCTATGTTCTTCGCATGACGGGCTTTGAAACTTTTTTGCCGCGCCTTTTCACTTGGCGTGCTTGGGCTAGACCCAGCGCCGCTTACACCTTGCTGACCAAAACGAATAATCTTCTCTTTGCCTCCAGCACAGGCTTTAACTACATGAGACTTAGTAGCATGCCCCGGTGTCTTTTTCGGGGAGTTACATGCCATCTCAGATTTTTTAATGACCTTA